TGAAATCATAAACAATAATCTTGTAAAAATCTATGATGGCTTGTTTATTAATCAAGGAAGATTCTATAGGATTGCACCAGGTTCTTATGAAGAAATAAAATTAGAAAATGGTGTTGTTGGTCAAAAAAGATATGATCTAATCGTGTCTCATTTTGAAACAGATGGTGTCAATGAAAAGCATGAAATAAAAGTTATCAGTGGAGAAGGTGAAACTATTCCACAGTATACAAATAGTGATACATTCAATGGAGGTACAGTTAGTGAGATGCCTTTATATCTTGTAGAAATTGATGGAATAAGTATTAAAAGTGTTAAAAGTCAATTTGATATCATTCCTAATTTGCAAGAACTTATTGACAA